CGCCGCCTTACTGTCACGCACTGTCTGCTTTCGGTACTTCACCAGATCAGAACTGGTTTTGCCCTTGGTCAGCAAATCCCGGATAAGCAAGCGACGCCGTGGCATGCGGATCGGATCACGTTCCTCTTCATGGTAGATCAATCCACCAGCAGAACCAGCCGCAGTGGTGATTGCATTCGAGACAGTAATGCGCAAATTACCTCGTGCACCACCATCGGCAAACGCCTTGATCCGGTCATCTTCTGCCACGAATGCCTGACCAAGTGTCATCACCGGAGTAGAGCCACCGCCGCCGATCCCCTCAGCCACTTGCTGCGAGATTTCCAGCGCCTGACTCTTGATGCCTTCCAGAGCATTTTTCAACTCAGTGACCGAGTTGCTCAAAGCTGTCTGCTCAGTCAAAAGCTTGTCGGCCTTATCTTTGGTTTCCTGCGAAACCTCGCCAGAGCGCTTCGCTTGCTTCAGAGCTTCTTCCGCCGTGCCCTTAACGTTATCAGTCACATCATCCAGCTGCTGACTAACTTTTTTCAGCAGGTCTTCTGTCGTCATGTTGTCATTGCGTACCGACCCGACAACAGCATCAGGGCGAGCAAGAGCAAGTGCCGCCAAGCAAATGGCGGGCATGAGTGATTTCGTTCTCATGAATGTTCTCCGATTTACATGGAATCCAATTTATCGAGGAGGCTTTGCACTCCTGCTCGAACGGCAGCGCCAGACTTGCCGGATGGAGCAGCGCCAGACGTGCTCCCTTTCAAAGCCGCACAAAGTGAGCGACGTTTTGATTTTGGTACGTTGAGACGCGCAAGGAGGATATCAAGCTCCTTCTGCGCAGCATTTGGTGAGGGCTTATCGGAAGCTTGGCTTGGAGCCTGCTCAACTTCATCACTTGGAAGAAGCGCATCTGCAAACCCTTGCTCAACTGCACTCTCACCATTGATCCAGGTCTCTTTGTCGAGCTGATTGCTCAGCTCTTTTTCCGAGATCTTGGTGCGTGCGTGATAGATGCTGACTGCCGCATCATCAAACGGCTTTAGCCAATCGGCAACCTCAAGGAACGCATGGCGATCACCGCATGCACAAACCCATGTGTTATGGATCATCAAGAACGCCGCTCGCCCGATCTGGATTTCATCTGCCGCCATCGCAATGACAGAAGCCGCTGATGCTGCTAACCCCAGCACCTTCACAGTTACCTTTGCCTTGTGCTCACGCAGCAGATTGTAGATCGCCAACCCTTCGAAGAAGTCGCCGCCGGGAGAGTTGATCGAGACGACCACATCCTTCTCACCAATGTTGCGCAGCACCGCTGAAATTCGCTTGGCAGTCACCCCATCATACATCCAGCTCTCGCCAATTGGATCGAGGATGGAAATGGTGTTTTCGCCATCCTCACCAGCTGCTGCCTTGATATCGGGATTCCAGCGCTGCTGTACGCTTTCAGCAATCGCACTTTGAAGACCTTTCCCAGCCAACACCGGGACATTTGGCAAATTGCGGATGCTCATTTGTCTTCCTTTCCTAGCAAGTCGACCAGTCCCATAGAGGTTTGAACCACCAGCTCATCACTGTTGCCACCGCGCCGTGGCAGATTGAGCTTGTCGCGTCCCTCATCACCAGACATGAAGCCGCCCATTCGCATTTTGAGGAGAAAGTCACCTTTGGCCTTGCTGTCCATTTGCAACATGGCTTCGCGGTTATATTCCACGTACCAACGCCCACGCTTTTCAACGGGAATGAGATCTTTCAGGATACGAGCTTCGTTTTTGATAAGTAGCGGATTGATACCAAGCGAGAGCCAGGACAACATCACCGCCTCAACACCACTGCCCCACATGGTCTGGCCATCAGATGAATGACCAATCACAATCGGCGGAACCCCAAACCATCTGCAAACATCTTCAACGCCAAAGCGCCGGGTTTCCAAAAGCTGCGCATCCTCAGGGTTCATCTGGAGCTGCTTGTAAGAAAGCCCAGCTTCAAGCGTCAGAATTTTACCTGCCTTGCGAGAACCTGAGAATTTGGTGAGGATCGCCTGAAGTTGCCCGCGCTGCGTCTCGTTGAGCTTTTGCTCGGAACTCAATACGCCTGCAGCCATCATTGCATTTGAAAAAACACTGCCCGCTGTTTCATCAGCAGCCAAAGCAGCACCAATTGAGTTCGCCCCATACTTGATGGCTGACATGCCCAAACCATCACCAGCCCCAAACCCGCGCAGATGGAACACTTTATCAGCGGGCAATGTGCTGTGTTTGCCCCGGTCATAGACGCTGTATTCCAGCTTGCCATCTTGATTGCGTTTGGGTGTGGCATTGAGCAGAGGGCGCAGCCCAACCAGCCTTGGTCCCACAAAGAGCTTTTCCGCACATGCATTGCCGCGCAAGGTTGCATGCGCCGTCATACCTTCCCAGAACTCAACCGCAGTTTGCTCAGGGTTGGGGCTCTTACTAAGGATCTCGGACAGGTCCTCTTCAATCTTCACCCTGCTGTTTTCAGCACCCTTTTCATAAAGAGCAAGAGGCAGTGTTGAGATCACCTGTGAAGTCTTGCGAACACAATCCCAAACAGCAGAAAACGCCAGAGCAGAGGACGCATTCACGGTTTTGCCAGCCGCAGAAGAATGACCGCCCCCAGTCCATGCATCTCCCCCATTGAGGTTGATCCATCCAGACTCGCCTGCTCGTAGCTCCTGCTTAATGCCGCGAGCTGCTGCCTTTAAAAATCTGATCATATAACCATCACCGGATTGCTGAGGAAATCATCCAGGCCATTGCCTTCTGCTTCTGGATGGCGGCTCATAAGATCGAACGCGTTGAACGCTGCTGTGAGCGGATCAATCTTCATGGAACCGGAGGCTTGCTTGGTCACGTAGTCGGCATTGCCGCGTTTCTCGGTTTTGGCGTTAGAAACACACCAAGCCATCAACCGCGAGCCACCATGAACCAGAGATTTGTCTGCTAGCTTTCGCGCCATGCCTTTGGTTACGCCTGAGAGTTTGTAGCCTTGAGGCACACCAACAAGCTGCTCTTGTTTGACCTCCCGCTCCATCAGCTCATCAACAATTGCCGCAACCCCAACTGGATCTAGTCCGATTGCATCCTGTTTTGGGAAAAGACCACGATCCAGAACTTGCTCGATGTAATCAGCAACAATCGGAATATCGTCTTCGATGTTCTCACAGATGAACAGGTCGCCATCCTTCTCAAAGTCTTGGAGCGCCGTTGCAATCTGTTTGCGTTTTTCCAGCGCACTTTTGTGGCAACACGCGCAGGTCCAAAGCAGCCATCTGCTTTTCTCGGCCTCGCTCTCTTTTTCGCGCCCGATAAAACAAAGCCCTAGAAGGTCATCCAGACCGCCGCCATCAACACCAGCAGTCACAACTTCACATCGATCCAAAAATTCAACAAAATCGCGGATGACAGTGAACTCAGCAGCCTGCCAATGATCAGCCCCGGCCCACCGATCTCTTCGCAGGTTCATGCCAATCGGCACATTCAAGTGCTTAGCAAGGAAGCTCTGCTTGTCTTCTTCACCAGTGCCATCCATGGCTTCGCGAAGTTTGGATTCCAGCCAGCTCTTACGAACGGAACGCCCGAGATTGGGATTGGTGATGTAATAGTTTTCCGGCTTCAGATAATCCTTGCTTTTGAGCATTGCTTTCGGGAACTCATAGAGAACTCCAAGCCGCTCAGGATCATGAATTTTCCCGTCGCGCACATCGCGGTAATATTCAAGCTTACTCTTCCAGACCCCTGCTGGCGGCTCATCAGAATGCGTAGTCAGATAAACAACAAACCCTTCAGGACGCGCAATCAATCCGCCAGTGGCCTCCTGCAGCATGGCTGCTGCCTTTGGCTTCTTGCCAAACAACCACAGCTCATCAACCAGAACGAAACCAGCTTTTTTGCCAGAAAGCGTGTCACTGTCAGCAGCCACAATCTTGAGGTTCGAGTTTGTGGTCTCATGCCTGATTGTTCGCTGGTGCGAAATCACTTTGAGGATGCTTTTGAGTTCCGGATCGTAGGAGACCATCGCAGCAGCTGGATCAAAGCAGTTGTTGGCGACCTCAATTGTAGGAGCCAACAGCAACAACTCATTGAGGTGACGCCAGTTGCGAATGAGCGCCGTCACCATAATCCCGGCTGCAATGGTGGACTTGGCATTTTTCTTTGAGATCAGGAGAAGGAACTCACTGATCAAACGCTGCCCTTGTTCCGCGTCATAAGCTCCAAAGATCGCACCAACAAAATCGAACACCCATTGATCACAGCACTCACCAAATGTCGGCATGCCCGGAACATCAACTACTTTGAGCGACTTGAAGACATTCAAAGCCGCCTCTGCTTCTGCTGAGAACAACGGATCAAAGGGAATGAGAGATTTCCCTTGAACAATCCGTTGTTCCCAATCCACGCAGGCTGTTGACCAGTGCTGAACTTTCAAGACAGATCTTTCTTCAGTTGATCAGCTGGGGAGCTTGGGGAGGTGCAAACTTCCCGTCATAGGTTTCTGCTGTTTTCTTGCGTTCTTCTTTTTTGCCAAGCGCCTTCCCGGATGCAGCTGGAACACTTGTTCCCCGATTGGCAATCGCCTCTGCAAGCTTGTCGCGATCAGAGCGCTCTAGGCGTGCAAAGATTTCTTTGATCGCTGACACTTTCCCGGCTTCAGCCATGTCCATGAGCTTGCCCAGCAGCTTGGCTTCCACTCTCGCCCGAGCATCATCCTTGACCTTGAGCTGACGAAAATAATTCTTGCGCAAAGTGGGAGCTGTGATCCCTAAAGCTGCTGCAATTTCATCCTGAGTTTTCCCAAATGCCAGTAACTGTATGACAAGTCTACGCTTTTCGTCTGTCACCACATGAGGTGGACGCCCTCGTTTTCCAAACCCTTTCGGGATTGGATCGCCTAGCAGGTCAAAATCGAAGTCGGCCAAAAAAAAATCTCTCAGTTATAATGGGGCGGGTAAGGGCCATTCAGCCCCCGGACTTTCACCCTACCCCCCCATTTTCTCTTTAAAATCAATGACTTGGAAGCCCAACCACTAAAGCCCTCACAGCCGCCTCAGAGGCGCTCAACAGCTCCCGAGCAACTCATTCAAACTGAAATTCATTTTATAAATCAATGCCTTGGCAACGCATCCGTCGCGCCTGCGCAGTCTTCCGATTGTGGCACCACGTGCAAAGGCACTGGATGTTGCCCGGATCGAGGTCAGAGCCGCCATCCTTGCGCTCGACGATGTGGTCAGCGATGAGCTTGTGTTGCAGCTTGGAGAAGTCCTTGCCGCACATCTCGCAGACATAGCCGCGCAGCTGCTTGATGTACTTGGCGAGCGCCTTCCATTCAGCCGTGAGGTAGAACGGATCAATCGCCTTCGGCGCTTTGCGCAGCGTTGAGCCCAATGTGTTCAGGCGGGGTGTGATGGATTTGAGTGGCAAAGGAAGCTGCCTTCAAACAGAAAAAAGGCCCGCCTCTCAGCGAACCAGTTTGACGCACTCTGCATGCGTATCGAAATTCCATAGAAACTCTTCGCGCCAACTCCGCTTCTCAGCGTCTTATGTTGACTGGGTCTCGTGTCTGGGTCGCTTCTGTTTGGTGTAGCGGGTTCTAGCCGCTCAGGCCCCAAGAGATTCACGTGATCATCCTGACGCGTATCATGATTAACCTAACGACACTTTGTCAACTGGTACCGTTGCATTCATCACCCGACCGAATGCCTCAAGCTCCACTCGAACCAACTCACCGCCTTGCCTGAAGCTGCGAACCTCGCCTATCAACTGAGCACCAACGCCAGCCACAAGCATGACCTTATCACCAATACTAAAGAGCTGACCCTTAACTAGTTTTCGCCCAACCTCAGCTTCACATGCCGTGTCGACTATTCGAAGCATCTCGCGCATCGGCACACGATGAGGAGCGCCCTCTAAAGTTGCCGAAAGAATTTTTTCCACACCATCACATTTTCGGACTAAATCGCAGGTGTGGCCTGCATTCGCATCCAAACCTACAAACAGATAACGAGGGAACATCAAGCAGCTCACAGCGAACTGCTTTTTCCTTGTCTTCGACCTCCGGCACTCGGTCATCATTGGTAGATAGGCAGTCAGGCCAACCGCATTGATCCCTTCGAAAGCTCGATCCTCACAGTTCGGATTGGTGCGAACCACAACCCATTCAAGAGAGCTACTTTTGATGAGCGAACGCATGAACTGATAGTTGCGCTCAAGCGCTCGTCTTTCCTCGTTGGGAGCAGTCTTCATCATTCAGCAGCCTCCTGAGTTGCCGTTGTGGTGTTGGTGACTTGATTGTGCGCTGCCTCAAAGTTCTCAAGAGCCGCCTTCACAGCCCCAAGCAAAGTCTCGTGTTCATCACCAACAAGCCTCGGCATCCAGACCCACTCAGGCAGAGCATGATCAGGAGCAAACCTAGGCCAGCCACGCTCCTGGTGAAGCCACTTCCAAGCCTGCCAGATCTCGCTACCAACCTTCACAACTTCAAACTCATCACCCAACGAAGACAGCTCATTCGGGACAGTTCCGCCACTTCGCTTCCGTTCGGCAGCTTGATGCATGAGAACAACCGAGCGCCAACCGTATTTCGACAACCGGTCCAGCTTCTCTTGCTTCTCGATATCTCCCCCAGCCGTTAGTCGCCCTTGGATTATCGAAGGTGGTTTCGGAAAGTGCTCAGGCGCAAGGGGCGGTTTGAGCAACTCAGAAAACCGATAAACGCCCCAAAGCTTGCCATAGGGCTTGACAACCTGCACCTCACCGCCCTCATTTCCAGAGCCTTTGGGCAGCAGCTCCCACCGCTTTTCCTTGAGATAAGTCAGCAAAGAGCAAATCTTGGTGCGACCTAAATCCCTGATGTGTTTCTCGTAAGATTTCGCCAGCTTTGCAGCTTGATTGCGTTCTTCCTCAGTCAGTCCAAACCACAGCCGCTCAGCAGCTTCCACACTGTCGCCTGCCCCTGTAGACCAGCCAGCATGAACCTTTTTCAGCCTTCGAACCCACGTTTCACGAGTGACTTTGCCCTTATTGTCATTTTTTACATTCTCGCTCTTACACGCGCCCTCTCTCTTCTGGACTGGTATTGGATTGTTAAATGGACTGTTCTTATCTTGGTGCACGTCGTGCACCGCCTTAGGTGCATCAGGTGCACCACCTTCATGCACCTCGTGCACCACCTTTTTTGAGTGAGCTGGTGCATCTGGTGCACCGCCTTCCTCCTCAAACTCGGTAGATTTGACCATCCGCTCAGATAAGCTGGGCGCAACTAAATCACGCTCAGGCCACCGCGCCACGTACTCATGGCGCTTCCATCTTTGCCCTCTGAAACCATGCTGGCTGACTTTGATCCAACCAGCTGCCCGAGCCGTCTCGATATGGTTGAGAACTGCCCGCTTGCTCAGACCGCTATACTCCATCAAATCTTCAATTGACGGATAGCAGCTCTCCCCCAACGTGTTCATGAACATGCTCAAGGTTTGCAGCACATGCTTTGTAGTCGCCGGAAGTTCAGACTGGCAGAAGGCTTGCCGCCAATTCCATGCCTTTCGGTCTCCGCTCATGTCCAGCCCTCCACTTCCATTTCAGGAGACTTGAGCATGTAGTCATTTCGCCTAAGTTTTGCGCCCGCAGCATCGTAGCGCCGCACTCCGACCCAGCCAGCCTGTTGTGCCCTCTTAAGGTGCTTGGTCACCACCGGTTTGCTCAAGTTGGCCCGCTCTGCCAGATCGCTAACAGGCACCGTAAAAACCTCACCAACACCGCCGACAAACAGGCTCAGCGTATGCAGCACCAAGCAGGTGCCGGATTCCATGTGGTATTGCGAAAACTCGCGCCGCCACTCTTCAATGTTTCGAAATTCACGCACTGCAAGCCTCCATTGTTTCAGGGAGAGAAAACAAAGGGCCAGGTTGATCCTGAAGTTCAGGGCCAGTAGCCAGTTCTAGGTCATTTAGCTTTGAAAATTGCCCTTTGGAGCCGGGAGGCACCCAGATGAGCTGGGTAGAGCTTGCCTCTTGGTCTGTCCGAAAAATGATCCAGCAATACGCCGTTGCAGTGGACCCTTTGGGATCATATCGCCCCTTATGGATCGGCACCCTTTCAGCAAAAACCGCCACGATTGCAGGTGGATGAGCAAGAAACAGTGTTGCAACACGCTCGATTGTCTCCAGCCACCTCAATGGAACAAGCACAGCAACGCCTCGCTTGGGCTTATGGGCTAATGCACGTTCCACGAACTGCTGAGCCAACATGCCAAAGGGCGGATTGGTGACAATCCAATCAAAGGTTCCGTTAGGGAATTGCCACTCAGGGAGCACTGTCAGGAAGTCCCAAAACTCCCCATGTGCATCGCCAAACCCGCGATTGAACAGATCGGACGCCCAAACCAGATCAAAGTATTCTCGGAGCGGGATCGCCATATGCCCACCACCGCAAGCACATTCCCAAACCTTCAACGGCTCCCAACCCGCCTCTCCCACTCGCTTGAGGTGCAAAAGCAATTCGCACAGAGCACGCGTTGCCCATGGTGGCGTAGGGAAATAGTCACCAAACTTCTCAGGCTCCACTCGAGACGCCATAACCGCTCGTGAGTTCTTAGGAGAGCTCATGCAGCAACCCTCCCGAGGAATTCCGTAGATCGACGTTCAGGTGAATGCGTGTTGCAATCGGCATCGCGTAAAGATGCAGAGAGCCTTGCCGGATGCGCCAACATAGCAAAGCTCTCTGCGCACACTGGCAACCCGAGGAAAGGAACAGCCAGCATGAGTGATGAAGTATTCGAAGAAGCCGTAATTGAAGTACATCCAGAAGAGAATTTAGAACAGAGAGCACATAATGAAGTTCTATTTGTCTTACTGTGCAAAGTGCTTGAAAGCCTAACACCTGAGCAAAGAAAATCTGCTGTAGGACAATTTGAACATTATGCCAGAAACTTGAAATATGGCGATCGCACCAACGACGATGACTGCAAAGTCGTGGAAGAAGTTTGCTATCAATACCTCCGTCAGATTCGATACCTCCGCTAGAAGCAAAGTGGTTGCAAACCTCGCCTAGAAGAAGAACTAGCTTAGTCAATTTTGATTTGTTGACTGGGTTTTGCTCTGCCAACAGATTATGAGGAAAGGTCATGCAGCAACCTCTCGCAACATAATGTGCAAAAGTTACACGACGTTTATCAGATTTGAACACTACACCACCTCCCCCAAACAATGCGCTGCGTGACGAGATTGGCTGCATTGAGGGAACCATCTCTCAATACAGCCAACTTCTACCAATCACCTCTTGGCAGTAGGAAGGTTTTCATCTTCAGTGACTTGCTGTTGCTCCAACATGAAAAGCTGATAAGACCTTTCAAGAACGGCAGTTTTCTCAGAGAAACCATCCCGTTCAACGCGAGAGATGCAACTTTGAGAGCATCCAAGCGCACGCGCCATCTCCAACTGAGTAAGCTTAGCTTTCATTCGAATTTCGGTAGGCTCTAGCATCGCTATAAAATCCCGTGGGTATAATATTTACTCGACACGTGTATTTTCAATGCCAGATGCATAGTCCAAAGTCAACACCCAATGCATAAAGCCGATTGGCACTGTGGAGCTATGGAACCACACGAAAGACTTAGAACAGCCCGCTTCAATGCAGGCTTCAAAACAGCTACAGCAGCCGCCAAGTCTCTTGGCGTCAACGTTAGCACCTACTCAAGCCACGAGAACGGCTCTAGGGCATTCGGTCATGAAGAGGCCGCTCACTATGCCCGCCGCTTCAAAACATCTCCCCAGTTCCTTTTGTATGGAGAAGGCCGATCACCCGATGATGCAAAACCAGACGCTGATGACCTAACACACAGCCTGCTGGGTGAAATGGCGAACAATTCTGACAGACCGCAAACGGATAAGCTTGACTTAGAGTTATTCTTAAAGTCTTTTGAAGAAGGAATAAGACTTGAAGAGCAAATTCTTGATGGCAGGGGTAGCATTAGAGATTTATCTATTATAGTTGAAAATATTTATAACGCTGCAAAGAAGAAAAAGACTGATAAGTGATATTTTTTAACTGAAGGATACTGTCCTAAAGTTTCGCTACGCGCTCTAACCATAAGTACCTAAAGAGAGACCATATGGACAACGAAAGCGCACTATCACTGATCTGGCATCGTCCAACCTTCTCACACAAAGAGGAAGTTTTGGACCTTATTAAGACCGCCGAAAAGTACGACCTAATCACACCACTTAAGATGATGTGTGTTAATCTTTACGATTGCCCCTACATCGATTTACTAAGCGAAAAGCAGCAAAAAGAAGTAATCAACGCCTTTCGCCCCGCGCTGGTTCTGGCGTACACACAACAGAAACAGGAGCAGGAAGTTGCTTGAGTACACCAAGAGGCGCCCCGCTACTGCACTCATACTCGAAGAGTTGAGCACAACGGGTGCACAGCTTTTGCACATCTGGAATAAATCCAATGGGCACCTCTCACCCGAGTTCATCGATTACGCACGCAAAGTACTACTCATGGCGCCACCTGCCACCCCCAGCGACAGCCCTGACATTCTAATGATAGGCAACGACAGCTTCGCACGTCACGTGTTCGGGGCGGACTGGGCTCAACACCCAACCAGAGCCAGAAAGGCGATGTCACTGACATATCGGCAATTGGTGGCAAGCAGTTATTGGAATGCCCACCAGTCAAACAAGCCAATTTTTGACCTGATCGGCGCAAACCTTTCCGACAATAACTATCGCGAGTATTGCAGACTAATCCTGCCCGTACATTCACGAGCAGGAATTTCGCAACTTGTAGTTTTCACGAAAGAGCTACCTGATCAATCATCTCGCGCTATATCACTAATCAACTGATTCAGAGCGTATGAAGGGTTTGCACAAAACGCCAACCCCTTTGGAAAGTCTCGAGACGGCACCTCAAAGCGAATGCCATCTGACTGACCCACCAACCATCCCCAGCGCGCTCCATTTCCATTCAAGAAATCAGCGGGACGCATCCAGCAATAAATCCAATCAAGTCGCCAAAGATCAAAAGCCATAATCTGCGCGAACTCCATCAATCTGCGCGCGTACCCCCGCTTCCTGAGATCTGGCCTTATCCAAAGATCGCCCAGGTATCCAACCTGCCCCGAAATACGCTTCGCGATCTCAGGCTGAACATTCGTCACCTGTACAGGATTGCCATCAACATCAACATATCGCAATCGCCAATAAGTGGCCAAGAATTCCGACAACGCCAACCCTTGCAGCGGCTCTAGCCTAATTGCCGCAAACCCACATAAATGCTTCTCACCAACTAACCTCAGGCCTAGCCATGCAACATTCTCTTTACTCTGTGCGTTGAGAGAATATGCAAAATGCGGTGTAAGCCCGCCCTTAGCCTCGGGCAAAGCTTCTTCAGCAGCGGCAAACGATTCCCCCTGAACAATCTCAAAGCCGTTTTTCTCAAACTCAGAAATCAGCTTAGCAGCTGCCTGATAGAGCACTAAACGCGCCACCATATTGGTACCTCCAAATACCCAAAGAGCAATTGGATGCAGATATCCACATAAAACCTAACGAAATTACCCCTTAAATCTAACAATCAACATAGTTTGACTCGTGTCCTAAATTCATTTTTCGGACGCAGAGCATAATATTTATGCCATACGCATTGACAACAGCGTATACTCAGAGCATATTTTTTACACTGACTGTGTGGATTTGAATATCATGACCGAATTTGAAGCAATTAAGCTTCTTCGTGAACATCGAAGAAAACTGTCTCGACTTCCAGCTGGCTCATTAGTCCGTTTTCGAAGGAGCCCGCCTGAAGACTTAGGCCGATGCAACATCGGTATTGTGCAACGAGATGCAGCCCTTAGTGCTGTGGTCGTTCTCTACATCGATAGCAACAACCAACCTCAGCAAGCAGTAGCAGCAGTTTCAGATTTATTTATCGCAGAGGGTGAACGAGATGACATCTCAGATTGATGACAAAAAGGTGCGGGACACACGCGACGATCTACAACCTGGAATTGACAACCTGACCAGCCAGATCAAAAGCGCCGCGGTGTCTGACACAGATAAAGCAACTCTCGCTTTGCGTGCAGGGAAGGCAATCGTCTCAAACGTTGCAGAAGAGATCTTGGTGAACCAGTTCGCCGAGACACTCTCAAAGGAAGATGAAGACACCACCGCCTAACACAAAATAGAGAGAGAGGGCCCTGCTCTGTCTCTCTATCTCCAAAAGGGAGTATTTCGATGCATAGCGCCACAATCATTCAATTCCCTGCGACTAAACAGAGCCCAGCTCAAGCACCCTCCAAAACCGTACAGCAAGTGGGTGAAGAAGCGCTCACCCAGACGAAGGACGCTCATAGAGACCTCTGCACGTTCCTCTCTGACTTGAGCTTCATGGTCAAAGAGACCCCGCAGGATCGCCGCGCGATCAGCGCTCGCATCCTCGCCATGCACGAAACACTCACCAACGCCGATATCGCGCTGGTGAAGATGCTTCAGCAAATGGAAACCGCAACTCCAGCAGGCACTCTTTAGGGCCTCCAATACCTCACCTCTTCGCTCCCCTCAATCACGAGGAACAGTCCCATGAATAGCATTGAGAAAGTCGTATCTAGTAATCTCTGCCGCGAGATCCTGTTCCACGTGAACGAGGCCGCGAAGCTATCCGTTCTGGTGGTCTTCGCCATAGTGCTGCTGCTCCTCGCCCCCGCCCTTGATGAAACAGTAATCGAGGCAAAACAGAGCATCTCCTCTGAGTTCATCAGCACCCAGCTTTCCTCTTTTGACGTCCTAAACGAACGCTAGAAGGTTCATGCGCCTATGAAACGTAAAGCGAAATTCCAGACTGAAGCCGAGATGTGCTCAGTGTTCCTAAAGAACTTGCCGGAAGGCTGGACCGCTTACCCGGAATGGAACAATTGGGACATTGTTTTGGTCCGCGACTGCGATGGCTTTCAAATCGGCATAGAAGCCAAGCTGCGCTTAAACGCCAAGGTCGTCACTCAAGCTGCAGAACGCGCCTATGAGATCACCAAGCCGGGACCAGATTGCCGTGCGATCCTCATTCCCGAGGGCCACAGAAACGATCTGGCCTTCATTTGCGGACTACTCAATCTGCAAATCATCGAAGTGCGCGACGAAGTGAAGAGCCCCAAATACGACGAATGGTTCTCGCCATCGCTCCCCGTTCTTGATCAATACAATTTCACGTATTTTCCTGAGTTCTTTCCTCTTTCCAGAATGCCATTGCCTGAGATTGTTCCAACTGTAGAAGCTGGCAAACCCTGCCCTACTCGCCTCACAGATTGGAAGATCAAAGCGATCAAACTTTCCATTCTGCTCGAAAAGAACGGATTTGTGACCCGCAAAACCTTCAAAGAACTGGAGTTGAGCCCGACGCTATTTATTTACGCGGGCAAGAATTGGATGGAACGAGGCTCCACCCGAGGACACTGGCAGAAGACCGGAACCTTCCCCGATTTTCGGAACGGCTTTGAAGCGAACTACGCAGAGCTGGAACAGCTCTTTCCTGATTGGTCCCAACAGTTGAGCCTTTAACATGCAAGCAGAACTCTTCAATCTTTCCGCCAGCCGGACCTTTCACGAACTCATCGCAATGGAGGAAGCAGCATGACCTTCCTTCCCCTCATCTTCACTGTAAACACCCTCCGCATGAGGCAGCTCTACTGGTTCGGAATGGAGCCGGCTCGCTATGGAACAGCCCTAGAGCAGGAGAACGAGCAATGAAGTGCCCTAGCTGCGTTGGAACCGGACGCGATGACTATTTCCACCTTGCATTAAGCGAGTGCGAACGCTGCAACGGAACCGGCTCTCTCCCAATTGAAGACCTCAATCCGTCTGCCCTGAAGACTGCTTCGAAAGCTTTTTGGGAAACTCAGTCTACGAGCAACCAAGTGCCTTTCGACGAACTCACCCTGAGCAATCAAATGGACCTCTCTTGGCACGCTGCGAAGATCATTCTCGCCTACCAAGAACGCGACGAAGAAACACGGAGCTAACCATGCCAGTCTTAGCACCTAAAGCCACAGCGTCAGCAGTCGAGACCATCAAAGAAACAGCCAGAACCGCTGGCTACTCTATGCCTGCATTCAAGCGGATCATTGAGGAGTTTATCTACCCTCTTCGCTGGTCAGAACGGCAGTCTCGCCCGTCTCACGATCCTTACTTTAAGACCTCCGAGTTCTACTCAAAGCCACCTCTTATGCTCTACATGATCGTGCGCAGGGACTGGTATAACGGGAAAACCGATTGGCTTGCATACTTCCAGCGCTCCAACGGCATCTATTCTTCAGACAACAAACCACACAGCACATTCGAAGAAGCAGAAGCAGCCTGCAACAAGTTCCACCGCGACCACGTCTTGAAACTTATCGACCTGGAGGCAGTTTGCAGCGAGGTCTTTGAGATGGTGGCGAACATGCTGGAAGCCCAAACCGGCACAGCCGACAAAACCCCGTGCCCCTCCTGCTCTGGCAACGATGCAAACCGTTGCGACTGCGTAGAGGATTACTGCACCTGCACGCTCCCTCGCACAAATTGCGACCATTGCAACAACAAAGGCTGGCTACCCCAAACACCCGCCAGCAACCTCCTCACTGAAGAGGAGGGCAAGCTGGCAACATTCCAGCACGTCACCCACGCCCATTAGCATTGCCGAGGTTACTCCTCCCAAGCGCGAAAGCGTCGCCTCGGCATGAGCGGCTCAGGAAAGGCGCACCTGAGCCGCTACCCACCCTTCTCAACACTGGTCGCAACCTAAGCTCAAAGAGGCACAGCAATGAGATTGGAAACAGAAGTCAACCCAATTCATATCGGCATTACACTGACAACCAAACCGGAAGCCTTAGCAGAGCTACTCACCGCCGTTGCTGTTAACGCTCCCTCTGAGCTTGCTGAGCAAGTCAACGAGCATATGCCGGAAGCCCTACGCGACCGCACATCCAACCTGCTTGAGAAACTACTCATCGCAATCTCAACCTGAAACCAATGAGGTGATAAATGTTAGATGGCAAAACCAATCCGTTGAACTTCCCGCCTCGCGGTTTAGGTAGAGTGGATGCCGCCAAGTACATTGGCATAAGCGCAAGTCTTTTCGATGAGCTGGTTGCAAAACGTTTGATGCCTGATCCTAAAATGATGAACACCAGAAAAGTCTGGGATATCCGAGAGCTGGACAGAGCTTTCGATGAGCTCCCGCATTCCAACCAATCAGCAACAACAAACAGCAACCTACCAAGCGACTTCGTGTAACCATGAGCACAACAAAGTTCAAAGGCGTTCATACCGAACGAGATCGACACGGAAAAATTCGCAGGTACTTTCGCAAAGACCGACAGTCACGCAGAATCCGCCTTAGAGAAGAGCCCGGAACACAAGCTTTTTTTGATGAGATCGCCCGCGCTCAGCTTGGGTTAACAAAGCCTGCACCCCTGGCAAAAGATAAGCCGAAGAAGACTATTCGAAAGGTAAAAGGAACATTCGGCTGGCTGGCAGAGGAGTATCTCAGTCGAGTAGGACCCACCTTTGCAAAGTCAACAGTAGACCAAAAACGCCGAGTGCTCACCGTTATTGGCGACGAAACGTGCTTGAGCGCCTCTGCGTCTGCTTTGCGAGATATGGACTATCGCGGACTAACCAAAGCACACGTCACTAAACTGCGCGATCAAAAAGCCGGTACTCCTGAAGCAGCAAACCACCGTGTGAAAGCTCTATCAGCCCTTTTCGAGTGGGCTTGCGGAGAAGCTGAACTTGCAGAAACCAACCCCGTCCATGGGGTCAAGAAGTTCAAGTCAAACACGACCGGCCATCATACCTGGACACAAGATGAGATGGACCAGTTTGCTGCTCACCATAGCCCAGGTTCAAAAGCCCACCTGTGCTTCACAGTTTTACGCTACACCGGCTTGCGCATATCCGACGTTTCTCGACTTGGACCAAAACATCTCTACACTGATCGCGAAACAGGCTTGCTTCACTTTAAGATTGCAACCAAAAAGAATGAGAACAACACCTCGAAGGTGATTGATATGCCGGTACTCCCGCCACTAGCATTGGCTATCAAAGATCTCGATGAACAGGCAACGTTCGTCCAGACACAGTGGGGAAAACAGTACTCCATAAAAAGTCTTGGGAACCGCTTCAGCACTTGGTGCAATCAAGCAAATCTTCCTCATTGCTCTGCTCACGGAATCAGAAAAGCTGATGCCGTTCTGGCTGCCGAACAAGGCGCAACCGCTCATGAACTACTGAGCATGTTCGGCTGGGAGAAACTAAGCACCGCCGAAATCTATACGCGAAAAGCAAACGCAAAAAGACTGAGCCAAACAGGCTCTTCAAAACTGCTAAAAAAGTGAGGGAAACCAATTTGCTAAGTCTTTGATTTTTAGTCCTTAGACTTTCCCTCACCTACCAACTAACAATATGATTATTCAAATATAAATCGCTTCGGCAGAGGCCTCCATTTTCCTTCTCCCCCATTGATATTATTAGCTATTGCCTATCTCTGGCGCAGAAGAATTGCGTCTTGCGATCAGTCATGTCTCACGTTTTACAACACCGGAGGCGCGTCTATTTTTACGCGGCCAACCTCCCGATGATGGCTCGGTTTGCCTGTCAGCTTACTCCTGAAATTCAGATAGCCAGTATAAATCTCTGACTGCCGCCCCTTCACGCCCGGCAACGAGCGCAGGTCTAACCCAGACCACGGAAAGTAAGGCGAACGGCGCAAATCTGCGAACAGTCCAACACGAACACCCGGACGCGTTGCAATCCCGCGGCGATGGAACCCATGCGTATCAGCAATCACCAGTGAGTTTGCAGGCACATCAAAACTGATAGGCTCACCATACCCCAACCTTAAGATATCATCCTCGCTTGCACGAAATGAACCCGCTGCGTGCATACCATCGGGATGTTGAACTGCATTCAAGCTCTGCTCAAACTCCCAGGCAGTCCGTTCCGGTGTATAACGATGAGACCCCGGCACATAATGAAAAGGCCCATCTGCAACATCCACATCACGCAAAAACAGCCAGGCTTTAGATGTGGCATGGAACGTATCAATGTGAAAATCAGTCTGCGGGTCTTTCTTCTTCTTGTCCAAATCCCACAAAACAGCATGCAAAAACATAATGGGATCCGCATTGTATGACCCCACATAGCGCATGGCATTTTGCAAAAACGGATCATGCACTGCCCTGCTCAGGCCAGGCAAGTCTTTCAGCACTGAAGGTGGCAAACCGATGAAACGTGTCACCGTTTTCCCTTGCCGCATTTCGCTTGCTGCAAACGATTTCGTTGCAATCTCACCCTGAATTTGCGCAAAAACGTCCTTGGAGAGAAAATTCTCTTTCACCACATATCCATTGCGGTGAAAAAACGCTTTATCTTCATCTGGCAGAAAGTGAACCATCTGACGACGACGCAGATCAGCCATCTTCTCGGCCCACGCCACACGCTTCAGATAAAACCCACGCTCATTTAACCAGCGACTTCCTATAATCGGATTCTTCTTAAATGACTTTTGCCCCATCAAGGCATCTAGTGCCCAGATAGGACTTTTTAAAATTCGCAACACACCAGCCCCTACTCTTCTGGCAAAATTCGCCAGAACCTGTGCAGTAACAGACACTCTACGTATTCCTGTGGTCATTTGCCAATTAAACTCATTGGGCAGGCTATTGCAGCACTGAGGATTTAAAGGGCAACTTTCCATGAGCGATACACTTGATCAACCAACCAAACGCTCACCTCCTGCACGTCGTAAGAAGAGACGCCGCAAAGCAGAGTTTGCCTCCGAAAGCCACATGTGCACTCATTTCATCAATAAGCTCCCGGAAGAGTGGGTCGCTTATCCTGAGTGGGGCAACTGGGACATTCTGCTTGTCAGAACAAAAGATGGCTTTCAGGTTGGCATCGAAGCCAAGTTGCGCCTCAATGCAAAAGTCATCTCTCAATCAGCAGAAACCGCCTATCAGAGCGACAAACCGGGACCAGATTGCCGAGTAATCCTGATCCCAAAGGGCTCCAATCTCGATTTTCAACCGGTTTGCAACATACTGTCTCTGCAGATCATTGAGATTGAAAGCGAAACCTCAAAAAGCCCAAGCACGGTCAGCTGGTACCGGCCCAAACTCCCCAATCCAGATCGCGCGTCTCCAGCAGGAAATTTTAAAGAGTTTTATCCCATCGAACGGTTGGAACTTCCTGAAATCATTCCAGTTGTTGAAGCTGGCAAGCCCTCTCCCATCAAGCTGACACCGTGGAAAATCAAAGCCATAAAGCTTGACATTCTGCTGCAAAAGCATGGCGTGGTTACGCGCAAACTGTTCAAAGCCCTCAACCTCAGCACAACGCTCTTCCTTCATTCCGGCAATGGCTGGATGTTGAAGGGATCAGAACGGGGCGTCTGGACACGCGGCCCCAGTTTCCCTGATTTCAGAACAGGGTGCGAAGAAAACTACGACGAGCTGGAAAAGCGTTACAAAACATGGGTTAAAACCTTGCCGATGGAAGGCATCCTCGCACCGGAAACAGAAAAAGAACCTGCCTCATGAGCGAATAAGCAGCCCTTTGTTGTTGCATGCAGAACAAACACCCCGAAACAACAGAGTTTCACTTGACCTAAATAGCTGCTAGATTACCCTTAGGTAAACCAAGCATCTGGGAGGGAGCGATGGTTTTCAAAACGCAAGATGAGACGGGCACACTCAAAACATTCAGGGACGCAAAGCGATATTACTGGCTGATTGCTTATGCCAGCAGCAGCGTCACACTCATCACAGTCGCGCTTTATGCCTACACGCACGTCACAGCAACTCTGTTCATTCCCCTCGTTTACTTCTTCATCGTCATTCCTGGCCTGGACGCCCTGATCGGCGAAGACCCGTATAATCCGCCTGATGATGTGTTGATCCAGATGGCGGAAGACCCTTATTACAGCCGGCTCGTGCACTGGCTGGTCCCATATTCATGGATCAACCTCTTTGCAGGCGTATGGCTTGTTGGCACCTATGACCTCCCTCTCTGGCTGATTGCTCTGTTTGCCTTTGGCAAAGGCCTGTTCGGCTCCGGCACCATCATGCTTGCCCATGAGCTCGGCCACAAAACCAACAAGACAGATCAGTTACTGGCCAAGTTTGCCCTTGCTGTCGTCGGCTACGGTCATTTTTGCATTGAGCACAATCGCGGCCACCACGTGTATGTGGCAACGCCGGAAGATCCCGCCAGCTCCCGCATGGGAGAAAGCATCTACGCCTTTGCTTGGCGCGAGATCCCCGGCGCGTTCGTCAGAGGCTGGCAAAACGAAAAGGAACGCTTGCACAAGAAAGGCCTCAGCACCTTCTCAGCGAAAAACGATATCTTGCAAGGCTATGCCATCACCTTGATTGTCTTTGGCATTTGCACCGCCCTGTTTGGCTGGAAGGTTCTGTTATTACTGGCGATTCAAAGCGTGGTTGCTTGGTATGGCCTGACGCAGGCAAACTATGTGGAACACTATGGCCTGCTGCGCCAGAAGGACAAGAATGGCAAATACGAGCGCTGCCAGCCACGCCACTCATGGAACACAAACCACATCTTCTCAAACCTGAGCACATTCCACCTGCAGCGCCATTCAGACCACCACGCCAACCCGCTGCGCCCCTATCAAACCCTGCGAAATTTCCCGGACTTACCCAGCCTTCCCAGCGGATATCCCGGCTGCTTCGCACTGGCGGCCATCCCCTCACTGTGGTTCAAAACAATGGACCCAAAAGTTCTGGAATGGGCTGGCGGAGACATCAACAAGGTCAATCGCGTTGATGGGTATGAGCCTGTTGCATTCTCTGCGCCGAACATCTGTTGA